GTGGGCATTCGCTGGGAACGCCTTAGGACTACGCATTGCAACAAGTTGCGCTGCGTGAAGAGCCATTGGGTCGCTAATGCGCATTTTCATTCCCGTGCCAGACGAGGCTTGCGCCTGGGCACTGTCCAAGATCGCTTCATAATTTGCTACGGCATCAACCTTAATCTTCGTACCTGCGCCGAAGCCATCATAGTAGCATGCGATCGCGGGCTGTAACGAAGCCGGGTTTGTGTCGAGCCATTGGACCGACAATTGTGTGACATCTGAACCAGTGGATCTTAGCGCTTGTCCTGAGATGTCTCTCAGAGCTACGCTGACAATCTTTCCTGGCTCATTGTCATAAATTGATGTGTACGAATCTTGGACACCTGTTTCCATGGTCACGAGGTACACCTTCGTAACGCTACCAGCATTGACCTCGCGGACAACCTCTATGTTCACAGACTTAGAGGACGCAAGACCAGCACTGTAATTGAGTGCGACTGAAATAACAGTTGCACCCAACGCGTTCGCAGGGACCAGACCATTCGCTTTCGTGAACTGCACATAGTTGAGACCAGCACCTGGGTTCAAATTCCAGACCGCGCTGTCACCATTCGAGATGGTGTACAAGGCAGCGCTGGAATCTGACTGACCAGATGTAGTGAAAACTTTGAAGTTCGTCGTTCCCATCGGGACATACACTCCGACAACTCCCTGCTGCGAACCACCAGAAGTAGAACAGTCAGAGCCCCCCCACCCGAAGGCAGGAAGGTTTGAAAAGTTCAAACTCTTGTAGTCAGGCAGCTGGGCAGCACAAGCTAAATTGAGCGCTCCCTCCACCTGGGTGGAGGATGCTGAAACTGTATTGCTTGTACACTTCAACCCTCCGCTCACTACACGGTACTGGGTGTAGTAATTGGAGGGAATCTTGCTGGCGGGCAATGTCTCCTTAAAGACAAGAACGCTAGAAATCTCTTCGTAATGGTCTACTGTAAGTAGATTCGGCGAATAGATCAAACAACCGGCACCGGAAGCTGGCACTGTGACTGTCGGTGTCCACTTGATCGTGTCAAGCACGATGGGACCCATTTGGGAGTCAGGAAGCAGTGCGGCA